GACATGGTTAAATTTGCAGAAAAAAAGCCTGCAGAGTATGCAGCAGATCGTGGTCCAGATATTGATACAAAAGATTATGACTACGCATCAGGCGGCATCGCTAGAATGTTAGGGGAATAATGAACCCGTTAAAATACGCACAGATGATGAAGTATCTGACTCGGGCAAAGAAAACTAAGCCAGATCTTCCTGATGTCTTTCCTGCAAGCAAAGCACCTATCCCACCAAAAACACAAAACGTTGAAGAGATAGAAGCTATAAATAGATTTAGTAGAGATAATCCAAGAACAGAAAAAGCAGGTGGTGGACGTATACCTTTTAACAAAGGTGAAAGAGTTGATTTAGATTATATAAATTTAACTCGTATAGAAAATGCTAAAGAAAAGAATAAACCAATTAGTGATTCGCCTAAATTTAAATATGTTCCAGGTGAGAAAAATATAACTTACACAGAGTATCAAGATAAACAAACTGGAGAAAAATTTAAACGATATCATGTTCGTATAAGAAAAAATGTGAATAGTGTGCAAAAAACTCTTACGAAAGGAAAAGAGTTTCAAGAAATAACTTCGTTAGATAAAGCCAAAAAAATTAGAGATGATTTTAGAAAGGCAAACCCTAAAAATATTAAACCACGTGACCCTAAAAAAGATTATCTTTCTAAAGACATTAGAAGACAGTTTGAAAAAGATCTACAAGGTAGAATAATCGATTTTGGTGCACCAAAAGGATATACAGCGCATCATATGCTACCTCTTGCAGGGAAAGCAGATGTAACAGATAGCGACATAGCAATCATTAGTAATAAAATGAATTCAAATTTATCAGAATTTGACAAACCAATGAATGCATTGGTTAATGAGGCGTATGCTTTAGATTTTTCTAAAGAGGGTTCTTTAAAAAGAATGGACGAAATAAATAAAGAACTAGCTGACATTGTTAAAAAAGCTAAAAAAAAATTACCAAAAAAGTATGAGGGATTAATTGGTTTTAATAAAATTACACCAGTATTAGGAGAGTTTGATGCTAAAGGTAATCAAGTGTTTGATATAGAAAGAATTAGTTCAGATTATAAAAAATCTATAGGTCAAAAAAAAATAGGTATTCCACTTCGAGATATAAAAAGAAGTGAAATAAGAAAACTAGTTTCTGAAGCTCCAACATTTGGAGCTTTAGATGTGCCTTCAATGTTTAAAAGATTAAGTCCAGGTGCTAGAAAATTAATTAGTGGTGCTGGTGGTTTTATATTACCAGAGGTTTTATTTTATCAACTTGATAAAAGAAACAGAATGTCAAAAGGACAATCTGAAAAAGAGGCTGCAGCTGGGGCATTAGAAAGTGGAACACTAGGGGCTTATGAAAACAAAGCTTACATGGAAGAACTAAAAAAGGTGGCAGAATCTATGAACATAGATTCAAGTTCTTTTGACGCTGCTTATCAACTTAATCTTTTATCAAAAAGTTTTAATCAAAATAATGCTAACTATGAAAAAAATTACATGCAATTACTTGAAATAGGAGATGAAAAAAGAGCAGAAGATCTTAAGAAAAATTTTGATAGATATACAAAAGAAACACAAAATAAATATTCTTTATTAGCTAATAATATTTCAGATAATGTAATGAATACTGTTGGTGCTTCACCTCTTATAATGAAAGAGGGAAGAGAAAATATTACACAAGAACAATTTGAAAAACCTTTTTATAATATGCGAGATACTGCTTTAGAAAAATTAAAAAGAGAAAAACAAAAAGCTTTTGATACACAAAAAAGACAAGTAGACACTGCAGCTGGTAGCGTAGGAGAAAATTTTTACCAGACTTTTGATTCTTTAACACAGGGAGCTAAAAATATACTACAAGGTAGAGTAATACCATTTGCATCTAAAATAGGTCTTCCTCAATATGAGCCATTAGAATCAGATCGTGAAAGAGAAGCTAGATATTTAAAAGAAATGGATCCAAGAGAATTATTTTTGTATAACAAAGAAAGAGGTTTTACTTACGATAAACCAATAACATCAGCAGACATTGAAAACTTACAATATGAAAATCCTGGTTTATTTGCAGGTGGTGGTATAGCTAAATTAGCTGGTGTATCATCAGGTGTGGCACCAGAATCAGGACCTAATCCACAAGGGTTGCTATCCCTTAAAAACCGTGTTAGAAACTACTAGGAGTAATATATGGCAGAAATAGACAAAGGACTCCCGAACACTAGAAACAAACTTGAGATTCCTTCAGAAGAAGAAATACAAGAAGTTGCCGTTCAGGAACCAGTAGAAGAAAAAGGACCAATCGAAGTTATCCCAGAAGAAGACGGTGGTGTAACTTTAGACTACGAACCAGGTGCAGTAAATATCCCTGGAACAGAATCACACTTTGATAATTTAGCAGAACTTTTACCAGATGATGTTTTAGAACCAATCGGTAATGAGATGACTCAAAATTATATGGACTACAAAGCTTCAAGAAAAGAATGGGAGCAGTCTTATGTATCAGGATTAGATCTTTTAGGATTTAAATATGAAAACAGAACTGAACCTTTCCAAGGAGCTAGTGGTGCAACTCACCCAGTTCTTGCAGAAGCAGTTACACAGTTTCAAGCACAGGCTTACAAAGAATTATTACCAGCCGATGGACCCGTAAGAACACAAGTCATAGGTGTAAAAAATCCTGGAACAGAACAACAATCAAATCGTGTTAAGGATTTTATGAATTATTTAATTATGGATCAAATGAAAGAATATGAAGCAGAGTTTGATTCTATGTTATTTCATTTACCATTAGCAGGTTCAACATTTAAAAAAGTTTACTATGATGTAAATATGGGACGAGCTGTATCTAAGTTTGTTCCAGCAGATGAATTAATCGTTCCGTATACAGCTACCTCATTAGATGATGCGGAAGCGATTATTCATAAAGTAAAAATTTCAGAGAACGAATTAAGAAAACAACAAGTTAATGGTTTCTACAGAGATGTAGAGTTAGGCCCGCCAGGTACAGATTCAAATGATGAACTTGCAAAAAAAGAACGTGAGCTAGATGGCACAAAGAAAACAGGTAAGAACGAACCAGTGTATACTTTGTTAGAGTGTCACGTTAATTTAGATTTAGAAGGTTTCGAAGAAGTCGGAGCAGATGGAGAACCGACTGGAATAAAATTACCTTACCTCGTAACTGTTGAAGAAGGTAATAGGAAAGTTTTGTCTATAAGACGAAACTATGCGCCCGATGATCTAAAGAAACGTAAGATCCAATATTTTGTCCACTTCAAATTTCTGCCAGGACTAGGATTTTATGGCTTTGGACTCATTCACATGATTGGCGGATTGAGCAGAACTGCAACTTCTGCTCTCCGTCAATTACTAGATGCGGGTACACTATCTAACTTACCTGCAGGATTTAAACAAAGAGGTGTAAGAGTTAGAGATGAAGCATCACCAATTCAACCAGGTGAGTTTAAAGATGTTGATGCACCAGGTGGTAATTTAAGAGATGCATTCTTTCCATTACCATACAAGGAACCTTCTCAAACATTATTAAATTTATTAGGTATCGTTGTTAACGCTGGTCAAAGATTCGCGGCTATTGCTGACATGCAAGTGGGCGATGGAAACCAAGGTGCTGCAGTTGGAACTACAATTGCATTATTAGAACGTGGTTCAAGAGTAATGTCTGCAATACATAAGAGATGTTATGCAGCGATGAAAAATGAATTTAAATTATTATCAAAAGTGGTTGCTCAATATTTACCACCAGAATATCCATACGATGTTGTAGGTGGACAAAGAAATATAAAACAAACAGATTTTGATGACAGAGTAGATGTAATTCCTGTAGCTGATCCTAATATTTTTTCAATGTCTCAAAGAATAACATTAGCTCAGACACAATTACAAATTGCAACATCGAATCCACAATTACATAATATGTATCAAATCTATAGAAACATGTACAATGCGATTGGTGTTAAAGATGTTGATGCAGTTCTACCACCACCAGCGCCAACAGCGCCGATGGACCCAAGTATGGAACACATTAATGCAATGGGAGGAAAATCTTTTCAAGCTTTTCCTGGTCAAGATCACAGAGCACACATCACAGCTCACTTAAACTTTATGTCAACTAACATGGTTAGAAATAATCCTATGATTATGGCTGCAATACAAAAAAATATTTTAGAACATATTAGTTTAATGGCACAAGAACAGGTACAATTAGAGTTTAGAGAGCAAATGCAACAGATGATGATGATGCAACAACAAGCGGCTATGAATCCTCAAGTACAAGCACAGCTTCAAGCATTAACAAATCAGGTTGAATCAAGAAAAGCTATCTTAATTGCAGAGATGACAGAAGAATATATGAAGGAAGAGAAAGAAATTACGTCACAATTTGACAATGACCCTCTTTTAAAACTAAAATCACGTGAAGTTGACTTGCGTGCGATGGAAAATGAGCGTAAAAAGAACGCTGATAAGGCTGATGAAGACCTTGCAAGAGCAAAATTAATGCAAGCGCAAGATTTAGCTGAAGATAAACTAGATCAGAATGAAGATTTAGCAAAATTACGAGCTGGAGTTAGTCTTGCAAAGTCAGGAATTGATCAAGCAGCTATTGTAATGGACGATAATTAATGTTAAGGAGATAATATTATGATAAACTATAAAAAATCAAAGCAAATAGACATTCCAGAACAGAATGTAGAGGTAGATCCAAGATCTAAGACTACAGCTGATGGTGCTTTCAACTATATTCCTACAGGAGACAAGGAAAAAGTTAGAGGAACTAAAAGAATGTTAGCTGAAAAGAAAAAAGAAGCTACTTGGTACTAAATCATGTGGTTATCGGCAATTAAATTAGCCGTTTCTGCTGGAAGTAAGATTTATGCTAACAAGCAGAGAACGAAAATGGCAATGTCAGATGCACAATTAATGCATGCTGAAAAGATGGCCCGAGGTGACGAAGCTTACCAGGGAAAATTGCTAGAAGCTAGACAATCAGATTGGAAAGACGAGGCAGTTTTGATAATTTTGTCGTTGCCCGTGTTGGTGCTCGCTTGGGCAGTCATATCGGACGACCCGACAGCGATGGACAAAGTAAAATTATTCTTCGATATGTTCTCGCAGCTCCCGTCATGGTTCACAAATTTATGGATCCTTGTCGTGGCGAGTATTTATGGTATAAAGGGTACACAAATTTTTAGAAACGGAGGAAAAAAATGAGTAGTAAATTCGTAGGTGCTAAAAAATTATTTTTTAGTGGTTTTTCAAAAGTATTTAAAGGTCCACAAGACCAAGGTAAAGTTGCAACTATTGGTGGAGTTAGACCAGCTAAAAATTTAAAACAAAAGTTTGATGCAAAACAAAAATTATTTAAAGGCGTAGATGAAAAAGGATCTAATTTATCAACCGTTCAAAAAGGTAAATTTAAAAAAGAAGGTTCTCAAAAAATAGATAGAATTTTTAAGAAATACGAAAAAAAAGCTGATGGTGGCAGAATCGGTAGAAGATTTGGTGGAGACACTATGAAAAAGAAAACAAATGTTGAAAAGATAAAAGAAACATTTTCACCAAAAGGTAAAAATTTAAAACCTGTAGATCCAAAAAAACAAAAAGGATTAGCAAAACTTCCAAGAAAAGTTAGAAACAATATGGGTTATATGAAAAGCGGGGGAAGAGCATAATGGCAAAATTGTGTCCAAAAGGTAAAGCCGCAGCGAAGCGAAAATTTAAAGTGTATCCATCAGCATACGCTAACATGTATGCATCTGGAGTATGTTCAGGTAAAATCAAACCAGGCGGAAGAAAAAAAGCTATGGGTGGTGGAATGATAGATATGACTAGAATGAAATATTTAACAGGAGGACAAGTATAATGGCCAACAGAACTAATCCTGACAATTTAACTGGTGAACAAATAAAAGAATTAGAAAAATTAAATCTTCTCAATAAAGGTATGAGAGATAAAGAAACTAATCTTCCAGTTGTATCAAGCAGAAAAATTGCTGGTCCAGTTAAGGGTGTTCTTAGTAATAGAGCTAAAGATGATAAAAAAGATATTTTACCCAAAAAACAAAAAGATAAACGACAATTTTTTTCTATAAAAGATAAACCAAAACCACCAGAAATGAAAAAAAGAAAACCTGGAGAACAAAAAGAAATGATACCTTTAGCTAAAGGTGGAAGAGCTATGTATAAATCTGGTGGAAGAGGCTGTAAGTTAGCCATGAAAGGCAAAGGAAGAGCTTACGGAAAGAATTCGTAGTGAGAGCTTACTACTCAAAGGGAGGACTACGTCAATGGGTAGCGGACAAATGGGTGGACATAGGAGCACCGAAGAAAGACGGAAAATATCAACCATGCGGGAGGAGCAAAGGATCGAAACGAAAGTATCCGAAATGCGTCCCACTTGCAAAAGCCACACGAATGACAAGCTCACAAAAGGCGAGTGCTGTCAAACGAAAACGAGCAGCAGGTAATCCGGGTGGTAAACCAACTAACGTAAAAACATTTGCATAATGAGAA